CAGATATGAAGGAAACATGCCTGATAGAGTGGTTAATTTCGAATTTAATGTTGATGGTAAGAAGACTAACCTATGGTATGACTTCGAAGAATATCAACATATGCTTAGATGGAAAGAAGAAACGGAATACGCTTTATGGTATTCTAAGTATAATAGATCGACAGACGGTACTATTAGCTTAAAAGATGACAATAACAAACCAATTCCTATTGGAGCTGGTGTTATTGAACAAATTCCTAACGTAGACACTTATTCTGCATTAACAGCAGCTAAGATCAAGTCAGTAGTAAGAGATGCTCTTTATGGAGCTTCTGATGCTCAAGACATGAACATAGTTCTGTTTACAGGACAATGCAATGAAAAGTGAAGTATAAGCAGGATCTTATATTAAAAATACTGATCCTTCTAACTTTATTTCAGGAGGTAGAACAAGCCTTGAATTAGGTGGATTCTTTACTTCTTATCGACACATAGATGGTCATACTGTTACAGTAAGACATCTTCCTTTATTTGATCATGGCGCAAGAGCCCTAAATAGTCCGAAACATCCAGTTTCTGGATTACCAATGGAATCTTACAGAATGATTTTCTTAGATATGTCAACATACGACGGTGAAACAAACGTAACAATGGTATCTAGAAAAGGTAGAGAGTTAGTAAGATGGGCAGTAGCAGGAGCTTCTGTTCCTCCAGGATTTGCAGGTGGTAACGCAATGAGAGCAAACGACGTAGACGGTGCATCAGTTCACTTTATGAAAGAGACTGGTATTGCCATTAGAAGAGCTACAAATTGTTTACACTTAGAATGTGTTAAATCATAAGTAATTTTTTAGCAGAGAAAGGGGCAATTAGCCCCTTTTCTTTCTGCTATTCACTAAAGTAAATATATAAAAATGACAAGAACAATAGTTTTAAAAAGAAAGGCAAATGCAACTAACCTTCCTGATCATGTTTATGCTGAGGCAAAACGTAAGATTGGGTCAACTTTTTCCAAAAATGGAGATACAATAACAGGTTTATCATTTGGAGAACAAAAAAAGTATCTTCCTAATATTATAGGAGTAGATTCTAAAGATGTTAATTTTCAAAAAGAAGTTAAAAGACATTATCAGAATATGACAGTAACTATAGATCAAAGAGGTACTGAACTAGAAATAGGCACAGATAGTGATGGAAATCCAGAAAATTTGATGGATTTTATTCGTTATAAATTTGCGTGTGCTCATCCATACGTTGCAAAGGATGAAGCAGAAATGAAATCTAACCGTAGTTATAAATATTATATCTACGATACAGAAATAGAGAAGGTGAAAAAGCTTTCTAATGTAACAAAACGTAAAAATGCATATAAAGAGTTTATTAAATTAACAGCAGATGAATCAAGAGTAAATCAATTGTTAATGGTCTATGGATATAGTCCTAAAACAATGGATGCAGCTCAAAAAGAAATAACTCTTGAAAATGAGTTAGAGGGTAATCCAACTCAATTTTTAGACTATGCTAAAGATAAAAATATCCAACATCAAGCATTTATTCAAGATTGTATAAGTCATGAAGTAATACGAAGAGTTGGAAATACATATTTAAATGGAGACGAAAATATAGGAGATAGTTTAGAAGCAACAGTTTTATATCTTAAGGATAAGAAAAACTCTGAAGTCTATACAACTTTAAAAGCACGTCTTAAAACTTTTAGTTAATGACTGTAACCGAAATGCATCATGCAGTAGAGCAAGGACTACATAAAGTAGCTTCTAATTCATATGACAATTTTTTGCCAGAAGAAATAGATTTTGCTTTAAATAAAATGCAGGAACGGTTTATAAAACAAAGATTTTGGTCTCAATCAGATCCTAAAGGACAAGGTCTTCATGGTTCACAAAAAAGAGTAGATGATTTAAGAGTTATTACTGTATTAGATTATAATGATGATGTTACTACTCCTAATCTTTATGCAGATCATGAAGACTTTGATTTACCAACAGATTATATGTTTTTCATTAATGGTAGAGTAAAAATTTTATATGATGATTGTCAAGTTGATCCAGAATTAGTTACAAATGGAGATTTTTCCTTAGCTACTGGATGGACATTTGGAAATGGTGCAGATGATAAATGGAGTATTACAGGCGGGTACGTTACGCACGCGCCCGGAAATACAGCTGCATTTACAGAAGCTCTTACTCAATCCATACGAGTTAAAAAAGGTAATAAATATCTTATATCTATGCTTGTAAAAAATGCATCAGGAGCTACTGGGTATACTGGTAGTTTTATAGTATCTATTTGATCTTCTGTAACAGGGGGTACAAATACAGCAACTACTTTTGATTATGATTCTGCAGGAACTACTATCTATCAAACAGTTAGTGATACTGTTGCAAAACAATTTGAATTAGACGCATTTGCAGATAATGTAAAATTGACAATTACTCCTTCTGGTGATTATAATGGAATATTAGATAATATTTCTATTAAACGAATTACAGAAATTCCTTTACGTATTGTAGAACCTGATGAAACTTATAATCTTTTAAATAATCCTTTTGCTACTTCAACAGCTAATAGTGCAATTGGAGTAATAAATGATACGTATGTTAAAGTTTTTAATAACAAAAGTTATCTATTAAAAGGGTTTAACTCAGATTACATTAGGACACCCACAGAAATTTCTCTATCTTCGACACAGGATTGTGAATTGGCGGAGCATACGCATCAAGAAATCGTAGACTTAACAGTCAAACATTTATTAGAAGCGGTAGAATCGCAGAGATATCAAACGAATATCACAGAAAGTTTACAAACTGAATAACTCAATTTTTTAATTTTTAAATTTTTATTATTATGGCAAAAAAAAAGGTACTTATTGTCGGTACTGATGCAATAAACGCATCTTCCTCATTTGAAACAGCTAAATTTGGATTCGTTGAAAACGGAGCTACATTTTCTGCTTTAGCTAGTGGTGCTTTATCTCTATCTGGAGGCGAAGAAGACGTTTATGCATTTCACGGCACAGATAACGTCGGTCCTATGAGCGAGGGCGATGTTAAAAAAGTAACAACAATCGCTTACTCAGCAGGAACTGCTCAAGCTTCTACAGCTACTATAGCTTTAGATGATGATGCGGCTTCTGTTAAAATTATCAACACTACTGCGGGAACAGCAAATCTTCCAGTAAAAACTTTTGAAGCTCCGGCTACACAAGCTTCTGCAGCAGCAGCAGCAGGTGTTATTGAAGCTTTAATGGATACTGAATTTGCAAAAACAGACTCTGAATTCTATGGATTTACGGCATCTGTTTCTAGTGCAGTTGTAACTATTGGTGCTCCAATAAATTCACATTTTAAATTATCAGGAAATGATGCTTCAGCTTTCGCTGACACTGCAGTAGCGGTGCCTTCAGTTGGAACTGCAGCTCAAATTACAGCTTTAGAAAAACAAGGTTGGATTGATAGTGGTGTGTTTGGTTTAGGAGGTTCTAATATTGTACAACCTGCAACTCAAGTTTCTGGGAATTATGATGTTGTTTTAGTAGAAGGTACTGTATCTTCTAGCTCTAAAGCAGTAGGAAACGCACAAAATTATGATGATTATGCACTTTACATTTGCATACCGGATGGGTATAGCACTTTAACGCCTGCAAACGTAAATACTCAGATTACATTACTGAAAGCATAGTTTAACATATTCTTTGTTTTTCAATTTATTTGTTTAAAATAGGCGGTCTTAAACAACCGCCTTTTTTATTACAGTATAAATGAAGGTTAAATAGATAAAAATTAGTAATTTTATAAAAAGAAAAAAAGTGAATAAAACATTAGAAGAATTAATAAGAGAAACAATAAGAAATTTTCCAAATGAAACATACAGTAGCACAGCTAATAGAATATTAAAAGAAAGTGATTTATTTTCACATCGTACATTACGAAGAAAAGTAGCAAAGGTCGCAAACCAATTAAAGCAAGAAGATGGTTTACATGGGGTACCGACAGTATTTAATTACAAAGGCGAAAAGCCTATAACCTCTTTAGAAGAGGCA